AGCTGTTGATACTTCGCCTACTGTAGCCGCTGTAGCTTCAATGACTGCTCCGCTTGCAGGGGCCGCTGAGAATGTTATAACGTCATTAGCTATTGAGTAAGCAGACTTATTTTGATATACACCATCAATGTACACAAGCGTATTAGCAATAAGCGGAGAAGAAGATAACGTGTATGCTGTTGTTGAGCCGTTGCCTGTGAATGTGTTCACCAGCAGGTCGATTGCTCCACCGCCAATCTCGCCCCACTCGGTTGTATAACCTTCAAACTTTCCTTCGGTGCTGTTGTATCGGAACTGACCAGCAGCATTAGTGGGTCGTTGAGCTGTTGTACCTACAGGGACTTTAATGCCACCTGTGCCGCTAAAGGTTGCGGAACCTGTAGTGATTAAACCAGAAGATGGATTATATGTCAAGCCCGAATCTGTTTCAATGCCTTGAGTACCTGAAACACCATCAACAAAAGTAACGTACACAGTTTCGTCTGTGCTGTTATTTGCAACGGCTGTTACATTTGTAGCTTCTGTAGCTAAAGCAACATCAATGTTAGCAGTACCATTAAACGATGTACCGCCAATTGTTCTGGCAGTTGCAAGTGCCGTTGCTGTCGCAGCGTTTCCAGATGTGTTTTGATTACCAGTAGTATTTACACCAGCCAGATCAATATTTGCAGTACCATCAAACGATGTACCGCCTATTGTTCTAGCAGTTGCTAGTGCTGTAGCTGTCGCAGCGTTTCCAGATGTGTTTTGATTACCAGTAGTATTTACACCAGCCAGATCAATATTTGCAGTACCGTCAAAAGATACACCACCAATTGTTCTAGCAGTTTCAAGTGCTGTAGCAGTTGCTGCATTACCTGTTGTATCTGCTGACCCAGAAACTTCTAAGTCAATAGTGTTGTCAGCATCTTGATAGGTTACAGTTATACCTGTTTCAGTATTGCTGCTAAACATTGCACCTACGGTATCTGCAATTACTTCAGATAGGTCAATATTAGCTGTACCGTCAAACGACACGCCATGAATTGTTCGGCTTGTTTCAAGCGCAGTAGCCGCAGCAGATAAAGCAACCGGTATGTTTGCAGTGCCGTCAAACGAAGTTCCACCGATAGTACGAGCTGTTTCAAGCGCAGTAGCTGTTGCAGCATTTCCTGTAGTATTTTGATTTAGTGTGCCGATTGCAAAGTCTAAAGTGTTGTCAGAATCTTCGTATGTAACTGTAATTCCTGTTTCAGTATTGCTTGTTACCATTGCACCTACAGTGTCTGCAATAGTTTCTGAGAGCGTGATACCAGCAATAGTAATTGCATCGGCTTCTAGTGTGCCGTTAATGAATGCATCTTTAAACTGTAGTGAGCTTGTACCTAAATCAATGTCGTTGTCAGTTACTGGCACGATTGCGCCGTCTTGAATGCGAATTTGTTCTACTGCTGCACTTCCTACTTCTACGTAAAAGCCCCAGCGGTTATTTGTAGTATCGACTAATATCTTATTTAAAAAATCTTGGTCGCCTATTACGGCAATGTTGCCGCCTTCACCAGCTCCACCATCGTGTTGGTGTCCAGTGGTTCCGGTTGTTGCATACGCAAAAGCATTTAGGAGTTGGTTGAATTCGTTGTTAAACAAACCAGCCGTTATTACGTCACCATCACCAAAAGTACTTTGTCGTGTATAGTTTGTTCCTGCCATTTCTTATCTCCTGCCTGATGGCACGTAATTAATGTATAAACCATTTATTGAATAAGGAGGACGCTGATCCTCTGTTCTAATTTGGAAACTTACTGTGTGACCGCTGCCCTCAAGAATCTGACGAGCCATTGGGTCATTCGTACCTTCAAAAATGGCATTACCGAAAGTTGCTGTTCCAAATACAGGCGGTACTGGAATACCCGTAAGTACAACATCTTCGGGCTGTGCAACATCTTGATCAGTAAAATCATATTGCGTTCTGAGTATTGGAGCTAGTTCACCCTCTGGAGATACAGAAAGTTTTAGGTACTTCATAGTTTTTCTAGTACCTGCGTCACCAAAATCTAAAAACGGTGTTGTGTACTTAGCTTCAATATTAAAAGCTGAACCAGCAGCAGAAAAAGCACCTCCGGTATCGTGGTTATAAATATATCCTGAGTTATCTCCGTGGTATATTTTTTCAATGCCTGCTGAGTTAAAATCAGAAACTATAGATGCTGCTTGTATGCCTTGTGTTTCAGACCATTCAAAACCGTTTTGAGCTAATGTACCTATAATTCCTTTAGACTGTGAAGGGTCTTCTGCGGCTGTAGAATAGTACAGTCGGTACTGTGAACGTCTACGCAACACGCAACTAGAAACATTAAAGTCATCAATGTCTCTAGCAATTAAAGATGTAATAGATTGTATTTGTCTACTTACTGATCCTAACTCAACGTCACCAATACGTGCTGTACCAGCTACCGTGCGTATACCGTCAGGCGATAAGAACACCAAATCACCACCAATTTCTTGAATGCTATAGTGACTCAAGCAGCCTACGTTTTTAGCAATTGGTACGACAGCAATGTTTTGAGAGTCGTTAATGTTAATTAGTTTGTAGATACTATTTTTGCAAAATATAAATAAATCTGTTCGGAAGCTTTTAAGACCTACTACTTGGTCATCAATTGAAACACTTCCTGCTCCAGCACCTGTAAAGTTGCTTGGCTCTAGTGTGTGGCTGTAGTAAATAGTATTTTTTTCTGTTGGAGCGCCAGCAACTACAAAGTGTTTGTCGTGTATAACGCCTACAGATGGAGACACTGTTCCGCTTACTGTTACTTCTTCTGCAAAGTAAGTGCGTGTAGTAATAGCTCCTGTGCCTGTCATTTTAAATAAGAACGGCTTGTTTTCGCCATCGCAGATTAAAACCTGACCAAAGGCTTCGTTGCCTTCAAAGATAGTTATAGAACACTTTCGTTGATTTGTTCTAGTTAGTGTTGAACGTCCTGTAAACGTAGAGTAGTTATCTCCGTTGCTGTGTACGCCGCTACGATTTATTTGTATCCAAGTAGCGCCATCAGTTGTAAAGAAAATATTAGTTCCAGAACAAGCAATAAGCCCATCTGCATATACAGCTAAACCTAATAGCTTTTCACCACTATTAGGTCTTACTGTTCCAAAGGCTGTATATCCGTTTATGCGTCTGTAACCGCCGTCAGGGTCTACTTCAAAGTTTAAAAGCTCTGTAGCAAATCCGGGCTGTCCGAGCATTTCAAGCTGGTTTAGGTTAGTGTTTAACCCGCCTTTGCATGAAATACCAAAAGGTTGTGAAGCTGCCATATTATACGAATCTCACTCTGTCATCTGTGATATATGTTGGTACAGGTTCTATCAAGTTTGATCTCATGCTTCTCAACCCTTTTTTGTAGTCATCTAGTGCAAAAGCTGCTGACTGAGGGTTGTCTTTAAACTGCCACATGTAATATCTAGCCCGTGCAATAAGTACAGGAGCGTACATGTCTGGAAATAATAGTGTATCTGAGTGTGCGCTAAGTCTTGTTGGAAGGTTCCAAGCAAAGAACCAAACGCGATATGTCTTATCCGGTATCGGACTCAATCCAAACTTTCGTGAATCTGGACTGCGGATAACACGAGAAGGCTCACCAAAGGTTTGAGCATCTGCGTCATCTAAATTTTCTGGAACTCTGTAAAAAGTTTTCCACTCTTCGGTGGTAGTAAACTTTAAGTTTCCTGCTGTATATGGAGCGGTTTCTCCGCTTACTCCTACAGTAGTGTAGTAAAAGTTGTCCCAATCTATTGAGCCATAGTCTGTTGTTATATCAGAGCTTGAGGCTTTTAACTCATACCAGCGTGTACCTGCTGTAGTTTCTACGTATACGTTTCCGTACATAGGGTCTGTTTGGCCGCTTTCAGCAACAGACAAAAAAGGCCATTGCGGTTCAGCGTTTATAATATCAAAATAAGCCCTGTTAATATTATCTTTAGCGTGTTGTTGTACGCTTTTAGCCTGTAAAAAATTAGCAGACGTAAGTGCAACTTCGTTTAACTCACGTAAGAGTTCGTTTGTTAAATCTAAATAAGTTGTAGCCATCGTTTACACTGCCTTTGTTTTTGTTTCAGGGCTTTCTTTTTTACCAAAGATTGCATCCCAATTAGCTTCGTACTTTTTTTTGTTTTCTGGTTTATACCAGCTTCCGGTATCACCTAAAATTTTTCCTGTCTTCTTACCTTTTATCATTATAGGTTTAGCGTTGCTTCCTACCTGTGGCATATGTCCTCCTTAAAAAGGATGGGGGCTTTTACACCCCCACCTTTAATCAAGCTTAGTCTACGCCGTAGAATGCAGATACCATAGCTTCAGGTCGAAGAACCTTAGAGCCAAATACGTGCAGGCCGCGACAAATGTCACCAAAGCTATCTGGGTCACGGATGACTTCAGTGCTGGTGATAGTTTGTGCAGTAGCAGTAGAACTAATGTGGCCGCAAAGAATTTTGCCAGCAGCATTAGAGGTAGCAGCAATGTTGTTAGACTTGTACATGTCAAAGCCACGCAGCTTGCCGGTAGATACCAGACCGTTGCGGATAGAGCCTTGACCAGCGTTAAAGTCTACAGACATCAGCTTAGAGCTTGCCTGAGAAAGCTGCTCATAGAAGCTTGGGGGAGCCAAGAACCAACGACCTTCTTCAGGTACACTTTGCTCGTCAAGAAGACGGGCCATGTGAGCCATTACATCCAAAGGATCGTGTTCGCTAGAACCTTGACCGATGTCTAAGTTACCAGTGCCGTCAAAAGTACCAGCAGCAATATCAGTTGCGTTGTCCGAACCAAGAATATGGTTAGGAGTAGCAGCAGAAACGCCAGCAAACATAGAAGCAATTACAGCAGTATCAAATGCGTCACGCAAAGCGTAAGCAGCAGATGAAGATGCAACTTCTTTAAAATTAACGTGAGACATGGAAGTTTCAATGTCATCAACGATAAACTTAAATGCGTTTGCAGTATCTACAACCAAAGTGGTTTCTGCGTCAGTCAGCTTAGTAGCTGCTGTAGTAGCACCACGAGTGTAGGAAGATACAGAAATCGTTGGCTCTTTGATGATCTTTACAGAGTCGCCATAGGCAGTGATTTCGCCAGCATAGTCGGTGTTAGTGATAGCTTCACATACAGACGCTTTACGGAAGAAGTTAAGAACCTTCTTTGAGTAAACCGATGGAAGGAAGAATGAGTTAGCTTGTGTAGAGATACTGTTTGCAAAGTTAGCATTAGTATCTGTTGAGGGTTCAAAATATTGAGCCATGTTATGTTTCTCCTAAAAAGACAAATTTAATATTATGGTACTACTCTGCCTTCCATGATTGCTTGATCAATATCTGCTTCGTATTTATCAAACTGATTCATGGACAGTGCAGCAATTTCCCGTTGAGTCCAAATCTTTGGTTCTTTTGCATCTACGGCTGTTGTTTTAGTAGATACAAAGTCTGCCGCTGAAGACTTGGGTTGTGACTTCTTTGTCTTAGCTTGCTTAGTACTGATTCCGCTTTCCATTTTATAAAGGTCAATAGCTTTGATTGCTAGAGTAACATTATCTGGGTTTTCATAAATCCAGCTTTGAATTGCTTCAGGCTGTTCTTGCGCCCAGTTATGAAACTTATCATCGCCACGTATATCTTCAAAATCGGGATGCTTTGCGTATAGGGCTGATTCAGCTTCTCTACGTGCAATAGCAGCTTCTCTTTCTTCAATAACAGACAGCTTTGATCTGAGAGCTTCTACCTGTTGTTCACTTTTCAAGTGAGCTACAGTTTCCACTGTTTCATACAAATCAGGATATTCTTCTCTAAACTGTTCAAGGTCTTCTAGAGACTTAGGAGGCGCATACTCAGGTTGACCCTGCGTAGCCGCTGCTTTAAGCTCCAGCTCCTTTTGTTTAAAGTTTGCAATCTTCTGATCGTAATGCTTCTTTAGATCATCATATCGTTTTTTATAATTGGTTTTTTTATCGGGTGTTCCTTCAGCTTGTTCAGGGGCCGCTTCGCGGGTAGCCTGTGCTTTAGGTCTCTCTTCAAAAAATATCCCACTTGCATCTCCTCGACTTGGTGCGTCTTCAACGTGCCAGTCTTTACGAGAGTTATATGGGTTCGCTTCTTCCTCAGTTACTTGTTCAATTGCTTCAGACATATCGTCACACTCCTTTAGGGGCTTGTCAGTCTTTCAAGGTGGCTGTATTGTTCGCGTGTCAATACAGGGTCTCGATACTTCAAGGTAGCCTTTAGGTCAATAAAATAATAAGGGGTCTGGTTACAGAGTGGCCTTATTGCGATACGCTTGGCATACGGTTAGCGCCAATCATTTGTTTCTTGATTTCTTCTTCCGTAAGTGCATCTTGTGTCATCCCCGGCATTTTTTCATTTTGCATAGGATCATACGTAATACCGCCAAACGCTTTCTTCATTAAGCCTCCATCATAAGCACGTTCAGCATCGTCCATCATAGTTTGTAGCTGATCCGCACCTAATTGATCGGTGGCTTTCTTGGTGAAAACAAATTCACCATCCGATAACCTTGCGGGAATCGAATCTGATACTCCGGTTCCGGGGCCATCTACTTCCCCTTCTCCTGAGAATTCTCCTGCAACATCCATAACCTTATCAAAGATGCCGCTTAGACGTTCGTCATTTTCTAGAACGCCCATTAAATATTCTTGATCGTCTGTGTCTAAAGATTCGTTTAACACAAACTCTAAATATCCGTCTTCCATTTCATTGTCTGGAAGCTGAGAGGCTTCTGCTGCTGCCATTTCGTCTTCAGGGATGTTGTCGTAAGTGTCTACAGGCATGTCTTGTTGCATTTCAGGTGGAACAAGCATTGAACCGCCTTCGTTGTATTTCATCATGCCGCCTGACATTTTCTTTTCGTATACAGTATCCGACTCGTCACCGGAAGCTATAGAAACTTTAACTGAATATGTTTTACCTGCATCGTTTGTAAAATCAAAAACATCTAAACCTTCGGTAGAAGCTAAACTAAACTCTTTTCTAAATCTTTCTTGTTCTGTTTCGTTTAAAGCATCGTATATTTTTTCAATTGCTTCTGGGCCTTCTAACACAACGGCTGTTCCAACGGCTGTTTTACGTATACTGTCTCTTGTAGCACGTTGACTTTTAGTGGCGGCAGACACTTTACGTTGGCCTTTAGAAGCCTTACTTTTTAAATCATTAACATGTTTTTTAGATTCGTCTAAAAGTTTTTTAGCTGCTTTAGCTCCGGCTTTGATTAAAGTTCCTCCCACATACTTTTCACGTTCAAGTGGGACAAGCATTGAACCGCCTGCATTATATTTAACTTTCATAGGGTCATTTTTCATTTTATTAATCCTCAATTCTCTGTTTAGCTTCTTTTACTTGTTCTTTCAGTTTGGTTAAACTATCCAGAGAACTCACTCTCCCCTGCTTGCGGAACAGCTCCAGTTCCGATGTTGCCACCACCAGTCCCTGTAGCTCCAAGTTCTTGAGGTTGTTCAGATGCTCCTTGAACGCCTCCCATAGCTCCGGTTGGTTTACCAGCGGGGACAGCTTCGCTGCCATTTGCTTGTCCAGCATTTTGCGCTCCTATGATTTGTGCCATGATCGCAGCTTCTTCTGGATCGTTAAGAATCTCATCTGGGTCAAGATCAAGACTGTAAGCAAGCTCACTAATAATCTTAGAGATTTTAACAAAAGGCGCAATGGCTGGGTTCTGTGCAGTCTGAAGGAACATTGTCAAACGCTGACTACGTACTTCTTTTTGCATCAAGCTATTTGTACC